CACGTCATCAGGCTGACCGGCGAGCAGTTGTTGCATTTGCGCGTTCAGGACGCGAAGTTCGACAAGAATCTGGTAGATCATGCTTGCAATCGAACTGCTCCCGCCGTCAACATTGAGGAACGATCCGCCAATCGGGTCTTTGATCGACAACCGATGCGTCGGCGGAACCTCGGTCGCCTTGTTGTCGGCGACTCCTGGAGCGTAGATGTCCGGAGTTGATGGAATGTTCGCCATTTTTTACGCAGAAAGATACACAATCGGCGCTTTCGCAGCCGTGAACGTAGTCGGCACGGTGATCGTAGCGGGAATGGTGCCGAACGTGCCTGCCGCGATGACGCCAGCGCAGATTTGATACGGGGCCGGAACTGTTTGAAGCATCCCGCCTGCCGTACCGTTGCCTTGCACGGCGACGAAGTATTGCTGCGGGCCTTGGAGTGCGATGGTCGTAGCCGCCAGACCTGCTGCTGAACTTGTTCTGCCGCTTGCCGGGTAGACGAGGGCGAGGGGTTGCACTTGCCAGACGTTTGCCGTCGCAACAAGCTGACCGGCGAGCGCGGTCGAGGCGAGCAGGCGACCGTAGGAATCGTAAATCGCTGCGAGCCAGTTGTCTGTCGTCGCCGTGCCGCCGGAGAGCATGGCGATGTTGGTGACAATCCGGTTGTAGGGAACCAGGATGTCCGTAACCCACAGTTGGATTACGTCGGTCGTGTTCGTGCCCATCGAGGCGAGGGCGATACTTCCAACAGGGATGTTCGAGCAGATGAGTTGTCCGCCAGGAACATTCAAGCTACCGTTGACTGCGGTGCCCGCACGGAAATTATCTTCAGTTTGAGTACCGACCCGTTGACCCGTCGTCAAATATCCAAGAGGCATGAAATTACTCCGTCAATCGGTTATTCAGCAAATAGGTTGTTGTATAAACCGATTTGCCAGAAAAGTCAATTACCTGCGGGACTTGCGCTTCGCCCTGTTCGATTTTCTAGACATTTCCAACTCCCAATCAGCAAGCGTCGATACGAAGGAAAGAGGCGCTGACGGTAGACGCCTCCTATTGGAAAGGCTTACTTACCTTTCCGGCGACCACGGCGCGATCTGCGAGCCATAATAGTTCTCCTTGATGAAGGGAGGCCACTTTTTTAACGGAGCAGCCATACCGTTTACCACGCAACACGTGCTACAAACGAATTAGTACACCATTATTTGACAGAGCGCAACTTTTCCCCTTGAGCTTCCGCAGCCCTTTGTTCTTGCGCGGCTTTTTGTTCACCAACAACAATATCCTTCAGCTTGCGTATCAGATAATCTTCCATCGGCGGCGCGACCATCATGATGAGCGACTCCCGGTCGATTGCCTTCGCCTCGAACAATTCTGTGGCCATGAGTTTGTGATCTTCGACGAACAGGGGCGAGTTGCTGTGCGAGTCCACCTTGACAACATAGTCGTCTGTGAACTGTTGCGCTATGAACGGGATGCCTTTGTCGTCTTTCATGTCCTTCGTATCGTGCTTTTGCATGATCTTCAGGTAGAGCGTGGCGATCTTCTCCAGGCTGTCCTCGATGATGAGGGCGCGTTTCTTGATCCGCGCCGAGGCGAGCCGCGCAAGTTCCGAAGTCTGCCTGCCAGATCGGACTCCTGATTCGCCTTTTCCCATCATGATGTTCTGGAGTCCAGAGCGTTCTGAGAACATCGCGTCGATTTCGTGTATGACTGCGAAGATGTCTGTCGGAATATCAGGCCGGAAGCGTTCGGCCTTCGCCTGCATGGAGTCCGTTGTCAGAACGCCGCCCGGCTTGTTTAGTGCGAAGTTCTTCTCGTCGATTAGCCCCATCCAGCCGGTGAGCGCGGTGGGTGGATCGACGTTGCGATCAAGCAGCTGCTTTACCTGTAGAACCCGGTTGTTGCGCCAGCGTTGCAGTCCGACCAGACCATCGACTTCGGATGCTCCCCAGAAGTACGAATACATCGGAGAGGGACAGATTTGCACGAACGGGTGTTCGTCCTTGAGGAAGAAATTCATCCTGTCGTAGACGGTGGCCGCGTTCTCGCAGCGCGTGACTACCCGGTAATCGCCTTCGTCGGTGTCCCAGACCCACAATTCCTGCATCTGGATCAGACCTTCTGCGACTGAGGGAAGGTAGGTTGTCTGTGCGTTGAGGGGGACTTTGGCGTTTCCCATCATCATAGGGGAGGACGCAGATAGAATGATTCTATCGACTCCACCTGTCATATCGCGTTGCGCGTCCCGAGGATACGCTTCGACGCTATCGAGGATTTTCTGCCGCTGCGGGTGCCCGGCAAGGTCCATTTCGAGTTGGGACTTCGTTGTGAAGAACGAATGGACCATCGCCTCTTGGCGATCGAGGTAGTTCAAGTCCTCGCGCAGCACTCCGAACGAGCCTGGGTCGATGATGTATGGGTCGATTGCCTGCAATCCTTTATCTGACGCACGAACGATGGTCTTGAATATCATCGAACCGTAGACGAGCGACCAGAGCAGGCCTTGCCCGAAGGTTTGATCGGCGTTCGACATCAGCCAGTTGTCGTTGACCGCCTTGTTCAGCTTGGAGATTCTGAGGTATTCGTGGTCAGCGACGTGTGGCCCGAGGTGTATCGAGAACTTCGTCGTTTCCGCCGCGAACAGGAAGGCGGAGAGCATATCTATGTGCGGGTACACCTTGTTGTAAGGTGTTTCGTCCTCGTCTGGACCGCGCCCGAACAGGAAAAAGTGTCTGTTCGTAGCATAATTTATGCGTCTGTCATCCCGTGAATGGTCGCATTTTCGTATCAATTCCTCGTAAAACTGCTCCCTTTGTACCAAATCCTTCGGGATTTTCATGTTTACACCTCGATTTTGGCGTCATGTTTTCCTACAACGATAGGTTTCGGGGGTAAAAGGGTCGGTTTGAGCATGGAAAGTGCGTTGTCCGACACTACTCTGTTCGCTCCCATCGCCTGGCTGATTCCAGTTGCCCCGCTCGGTATCGTACCCCAAGATCTGCTTGTGTCGCCTAATTTACCCATCAATTGATTGTGCTGCTCCTCCCGAAGTGCCATTTTCCGGGCGTCTGGGCGTATGACCGCGCTGGTTCCGTTCTGATTGTTCATGTCGGTAAGGCCGAAGTCTGCGGCGAGGGAGCGCAGGGTTCCGTCGATGCTCGTCGTTCGATCCGACTTCAGGCCGGGTGCTTTCAGGAACACCTTGTGGACGAAGGAATCCATGCAACCGCTTGGGCAATGTCCTGTCTTGGACTCGAAAATGCCGTGCGCGTCGCAGGACCAGTCTGACAGTACGCTCATATTTTCAGTCCTAATTTTGACAACGGTAGAACAGGTTTTGTCCCGAACAGTTTGGCAAAGCTCGGCATTTTGCCCGTTCTCGGTGCTTGCCCTTGCTTGATAACGATACCCTCTTTTCCGAACTGCAACCTGTGCATCGGACTTGGCCTTTTGTTTGGAACGTCCCGCCACGTCTTTGAATTCGTGTGGTGCCACCCCGGACCCGCACCTATCTCCAGCTTGTTGCTTCGGAGTGCGCCTGTTTCAATGTCCAGGCACAACTGGTATATCCGCATCGCTCGCATCGGACCAATTATGTTGTTCTTCCTTGGCGGCATATTCCGGGCAAATATCCTAAGGTCAGTGCGATTAATGTTCACCAGCAGGCTGATCTGCCGAAGGGGAAATATCTTCCTGCAAGCGATCAGCCTCACTCTGATTTCGTTCCGAGTGATGCCGCGCATGATGTTCGCTTTAGGAATTTTTGCTGTCATGACTGTTATGAGCTTACCCTATGCAGCCTTCAGACCGATTTGTTTCAGGAACCCTGTTACGTTGTTCGCATCTCCATTCTTCTGATTGTCCAGTATCGTCGCTTTTGCCTGCGTCATTCCAGTCTGAACAAGCCTTATCCGAACGTAGTCGGCCCACGCGACAGCGGCCAGCGCTGCGGCAACAACCCTGTCGTCTTTTCCCCTGCCCGGCGCACCCAGCATTCCCTCGTCTCGAATGATGTTCTTCATCTCGTCGATCATCCTCTTGCTCTTGACGACCAGTATGCCCCGCTCGAAGCAATCCTTCAGAAGATTGAACGCCCTTTCTTTCGTGTCGGCAGTCGTTTTCCAGTGAAACGCAGAAGGAGCACCAAGACTGTCCAACCTCTTGTACAAGTAGTTCTGGATGTTTGCAATCACGGTGTAGAGCGCCGTCCCCATTCCTCCAGGCTGATTCACAGACGTTCGTTTCAAGTTCTGTATCTCCTGCCATACCGCCTGCCCCGGCCCGTTTATCTCCAGGTTCATCATCACCGAGCCGCCACCGTTGATGTAGGATGCCGCCAGATAGACCATCACCCACGCGAACTGAAACGTCGCGCAGTCTTGCGTGTTGAACTCCGCAACCTGAACCAGTTGGTCCGCGTAGCAACGCCACACCGACACGCAGAACCGATCTGCCCATTCGCTCGATCCATACGCCGGATCAGCCCCGATGACATAGTGTGCGCTCGCCTTCGGGAACTCCCATATCTTCAGGTTTCCAGCGGCCTCGCCGCACTCCAATATGTCTGTCTCCTCAAATGCTTGTCTGAGGACGAATCTATAGTTGTGAAAGTCAAAGGTCGCCGCTCTTTTGTACTCGTCGTTAATTCGGGCAGAGTTAAAGAATTGCGATCCAGATAGAACGAAAGCGTATTCTTCGGTAGGAGGATAGTTCTGATAATGAAGTGTTTCATCCCTGGACTTTTCAGCCATCGCCCATCGCCACCACGCGATCTGTTCATCGTCTATCTCCACACCGTACAACTGCTTTACCGCCCGCACCCACTTCCTTTCCTCGGGCAGCATCTTCCCGTCGTAGTACACCTTGTACTCTATCGACCCCTTCTTCTTCCGGTAAAAGTCGTTTCGCCACCACCCGATGAAAATTGCACTCTTTACTCGGCTTGCCTTCGCGTCCTCCCACATATCGTAGAAAGCGTTGTAGCCTTGCGCCGTAGTCTCCCAGACAAACAAACGGTTTGGATTCTGCTCGGCAAGCGAAGCCTCAAGCGAAGCAAGACCTTCCTCATCGCCATACTCGGAACACTCGGTAGCATGAAGGAAAGTAAGTGCTTTGCCTTTTCCGAGCTTGGTATTCTTGCGGCTTCCAGCGACTTGATAACTGAATCTGGAACGATTCTGCAAAGTAAGCTGGCTTCTGTTGTGCGCAACCAGCGGTCGCTTGAACGCATTCGGTAGACCCTCCATGTACATCGACAACGTAGAGCGAAACATATCTCTCGTTTCTTCGTCGTGAGTTACCATACTTCCGCTCATCCCGTCGTGCGCATACAACCAATACAGGTCGAGCGCCAAACAGATTGTCGTCACCCCCAACTGACGACCCTTCAATACGACAAACGTGTGTATCCCCTCCTCCAACCCCTTCGCTACTTCCTGCACGAAATAGTTCTGCGTACCCAACAACACGTCGCGCTTGAGCGTCGTCAGACCAAGTTCTTTCGTGTCGATCCGCAACGCACCGCAGAAGGCATAGAAGTTAGGCAGGTTGAAGTTGCTCACCGAGTTTTCCTCACCGAGTTTTCCTCACTTCACGACCCTCGCGTCCATTTCTCACCCCTCCCACTTTTCCATTACCCACTTATCCCCCAACTCCGCCACCACCACCCCCGCA